ATGTGGGGAACTACCGCCTTACGCGCAGTAGTGGAGTTGCATAAACCGTTCAATGTGAGAGATGAAGTGCTGTGTGAAAGTTGTTGTGCGCAGTTTTACCTTACTGACTGGCCTTGTGAAACAATTTTGGCTATCGAGAAGGAGTTCGCGTGAATCAGGACAAAGAGAAGATCACGATAGGCATCTGTTCTCCAGGATATGTAAGCACACTATTCATGGCGAGCATCCTGGATCTAGCTAGATCACAGAAGGTTCTAGGGCAGTTCATCACGCTAGAGGGATCAGGTGTTATCTCACGCCTTCGCAATCAGGTGGTATCAACATTTCTTGAGAAGACAAATGATGACTGGCTGTTGATGATCGATACCGATGAGAGGCTAGACATCGCATCATTCAAGAAGCTAATCGATGCGGCGGATGCGAAGAAGAGGCCGATTGTTTCAGGTCTTGTCTTCGGAGGATGGCAGACGGGTGAGATCTATTTAGAGCCGGTTCCCTGCATCTTTAGACAGGCAGAGACCGGAGGACTACACGCGATCCATGACTATCCAAAGGATTCGATCATCGAGATCGATGCGGCCGGAACTGGATGTCTGCTCATTCATCGGCAGGTATTCGAGAAGATCAGAGAGGAGGCCGATCAGCTTCATCAGGGAGACAAGTGGTGCTTCTTCCAAGACATGCCACTGCATCAGGAGTGGGTCGGTGAGGATATTCTTTTCTCACTACGAGTACGAGGACTAGGATTCCCCATCCACGCGGTAACTGGGTGCATCCTGCCGCACGAGAGAAGGTTCTGGCTATCAGCTGAGCACCACGAGGATTTCAAGCGGTTCAAGAAGGAACAGCACATGGGAGTGAAGGCAAGCGATGTCGATGAGTGATGAGATCGAATCTGCAACTCTGCACTCTTTGATTCCAGCGATTAGATAGGACAAATAGGACATGCGTTTTTTCCACAGGCGGTTGGCCGAATACGCCGTTCCCCGTTTTTTTTCCCTCTCCCCGAGGTGTGAAAGGGTGTGAATAAATGGGAATAAACGAAACAAATCGAAAATATCCTTTTATTTACCGGAAGATGCGAAAGAAACTTTTAGAATCGAATCCGATCTGCTACTGGTGCAGACTCGCTCCGGCAACGACGGCTGACCATGATCCGGCTCTATCATCTTTCCCTTCACCGGAGCTCTGGCAGGGCATACTTAGGCCAGCATGCGCAAGATGTAACTATTCTAGAGGCGCGCAGATAACAAATGCGCGTAAAAATAAAAGAAAGTGGAGCAGATCATGGTAGAGAAAGAAGAGAAGCAAACAACGAAAGAGAAAGACCTAAAGGTTCTTGAGCTTCGTCGTGCGGGTTTAACATGGGCAAGAATCGCCGAAGAGGTTGGCTACGCAGACCACAGTGGAGCACACAAGGCTTACCAGAGAGCGATTACAAATGGGGCAGAGCAGACTCCTGAAGAGCTTATTCTTCAAGAACTCGATCGCCTCGATAGGCTTCAAGTAGCAGCATGGTCAAAGGCAATGTCTGGAGATGTACCTGCAATGGGTATCATTCTAAAATTTATCGAGCAGCGTGTGAAACTTCTAGGGCTCTCAGCTAACTTTTCTGCGAATGACATGCCGGATATTTGGGATCAACTCGCGGCAGAAATCGCGAAGTGAGTGATCGTCTCTCGATGCCAGAACCTCGATGGGCATCCGTACGAAATAAAAGATTGAAAACAAGAGGGCAAGATCTGGCTTCACTTGCCGAGGCTATGGGATTTACTCTCTTCGGATGGCAGAGATATGTAGTCGATACAGCGATGGAATATCGAAAAGATGGTAGTCAGTACGAATATAGAACCATCGGTGTAGCCGTAGGCAGGCAAAATGGCAAAAGTTCTCTAATAGCAACGCGGATCGCTTACGAGGCGATCTGGCCAAAGCACCGAATCGCCTACACCGCGCAGGATAGAAATATGGCGAGAGCTAAATGGGAAGAGCATACAGAGATTATTATGTCCAGCCCTTTCAAGAGCAAGGTCGAAAGGGTTGTGCGCACAAATGGCAATGAGCATCTGGTCTTCAAAAACGGATCTACATATCAGATCACGACTCCGAACAATAAGGGAGGAAGAGGTTCATCTCTTGATCTCGTCGTAATTGACGAGGCACTTACTCATGACATGGAACTTATCGGCGCGTTGCAACCTACTCTGGCAACAAAGCCAAATGGTCAGCTCTGGATTCTATCTAACGCCGGAGATGAAAGATCCACGCTCCTAGCGCACTATCGAAATCTTGCCCACACGAATCTAAAGGATAAAGAAAGCAGACTCGCATGGTTCGAATGGGCTCCACATGAGGATAAGTTTGATTTCATGGATGAAGATATCTGGAGGCAGTCGATCCCTTCCCTTGGTCTTCCGCATGGCGTTACAATTCAGGCAGTACGCGAGGCTGCTAATACAACAGCACCAGATATCTTTACGCGCGAATGGCTAAATGTATGGGCATCAAGTGAGGCAACGCAGGTGATCGACACGACACAATGGGATGAGCTCGTGCGATCAGATGTCATTGTTGGTGCTCAGGTTTGCATCGGAGTAGATATGTCTAGAGAGAGAAGCAGAGCAACGATCGCAGCAGCCGGTGCAGTTTCAGGAATGAACCCAATCGAGATCGTAGATATGCGAGAGGGCGTTGGATGGCTCCTGCCTCGTGTAGTCGAGATAGCTAAGAAGTGGAATGCCTCGGTGGTCATCGATACTGGATCACCAGCCGCATCTCTCATCGGTGGCCTAGAGTTAGAAAATATCAGGGTGATGCCTATCGGTCTGCGCGAGTATGCAAGTGCTTGTGGCAATTTCTTTGATGCCGTTCAATCGCGATCTATCTGCCATCTAGGAGATGACAATATGCGCGAGGCGATCATCGGATCGAGTAAGAGACCACTAGGAGATTCATGGGCATGGAACAGACGATCCACTACAAATATAACGCCACTCGTCGCAGCGACTCTGGCACACTACGGAATAACAAGCAAAGTCATGGAACGCGAGCTAGTAAGGAGCAGGATATTCTAATGAAAACTGGTAACTATCTAAGCACAATTTTTCAAACAATCGGCGCAGTTATAACGATTGGTGGTTTATACCTATATTCACCGCGCCTTGCGGTATTATGTGGGGGCATAATCCTCACCCTCTTTGGAATAGCATTGGAGCGCGGTGCTCAATAAATTATTGAAGCGACAGATGCAGCCAAGTGTCGTATATTCAAACTCAGGATATGCGGATTCTCTCGGTCGCGTAGGTCGATTCTTCGAGGGTAACTGGGCTGGTGTCTATGTAGATCAGGATACTCTCCTCGGCGTTCCGGCACTTTGGCGAGGCATTACTTTAATCAGCGATGCAATCGGCGCGATGCCACTCCACGCATATCTAGATGGCGAGATCGTAGATCCAACACCATCCATCCTCGTCAGGCCGAATCCTCCGCACACGCGCATGGAGACAATCTCAGCGATGGCCTCCGCACTTTTGATTCATGGAAACTATATTGCAGTCCTCGGAGATCTCGGAAGCAACGGACTACCAGAAACCTTCTACCCTATCGAGCCGAATCGATGTCAGGTAAGCCGACATGATGGGCGGCATGTTTACACCATCGATGGCAGAAAATACGACCAGGATGAAATCCTGCACATCAAGAACTTTTCAATGCCAGGTGCTCTCGTAGGTGTCGGTATCTTAGGTGCGCAGAAACAAGCGATCGGGAAGCTGATTGCCATCAACGAGTACGCATCACGATACTTTGATGGAGGAGTAAGCCCGTCTGCAATCTTAAAATCAGCGAATCCTGATCTGACTCAAGAAGAGGCAGATCAACTCAAGGCATCATGGATGTCCATGTATTCCTCACGCAATCGCGCTCCGGCGGTACTAAATAGCTCAACGCAGTTCGAGGTGCTCTCAGATAATGCGCAAGAGGCACAGCTCATCGAGGCACAACAGCAATCTCTCGTCGAGGCATCAAATATCCTCGGCCTTCCAGCCTACTATCTAGGAGCACCTAACTCCTCACGCACTTACTCGAATGTCGAGCAGGAGAATCTCCAGCTCATGCGATGGAGTATCCAGCCGATCGCGCAGCGCATCGAGGAGGCTCTCTGTGATCTTCTTGAGCCAGGACAAATGGTTAAATTTAACTATGATTATCTCCTACGCACTGACACCCTTTCAAGATATCAAGCTCATGAAATCGCCATATCGAACGGATTCCTCACAGTCGATGAAGTTCGTGAAATCGAAAAGCGCGAATCTTTGAATGATCCTGAGAATCAAGTTCCAAGTGAAGATGATGGAGATATGAGTATCGACAACAGCGATCAAGAGAGCGAAGGAGAGGCAATACTATGAGTCAGAGCGAGATCGAGCATCGGAATTTCTCGATGCAACTGGTCACAAGAGCAGACGGAGACGGAAGAACGATCTCCGGAATCGCTGTTCCTTATGATGTAGAGATGAAGATCAATGGGAATCTCACCGAGGTCTTTCGCAAGGGAGCCTTCGCGGATGTAGTGCGCGCACCATTCCGCGTGAAACTCCTGAGAGGACATGATCAGAAGGCGATGCCTCTCGGTCGAGCCACGATGCTCAAGGAGACGGATGAGGGCTTATACGCGGAGATGAGAGTATCTGCCACACCAGCCGGAGATGAAGTCCTAGAGCTCATCAAAGATGGAGCTCTTGATAACCTTTCAATCGGATTCATGCCATTAAAAAATCGCAAGCGCGAGGATGGAGTCATCGAGCGGATCAAGGCTCACCTTGCAGAGATCTCTCTCGTCACCTTCGGAGCGTACGGCGATCTTGCGGCGGTTAGCGGTGTACGCGACTCAGAGGATGCGCAGATGCCTCGCTTGGATCAGGTACGCGAGATCCTTGCGACTCTCAAGCAATAATGCCTTACAGCATCGAGAGCGATAATCCAGAGTGCTCCGGCTTCGCAGTAGTCAAGGACTCTGATCGCATGGTCATGGGATGCCACGCGACTCTTGAGCAGGCTGAGAGACAGATCATCGCGCTAGATATCTCCGAATATGGCGATCGCGCTCTGCCACAGAACTACCGACCGGCATCAGCCGCCGATGTTCCCGATGGCCGTCAGTGCGGAAACTGTGTTTATTATGAGGCAGGATACTGCTCACTCTGGGATGCGAATGTGCAAGCGGATTACTACTGCAACAGGTGGGTAATGCTAGAGGCAGAAGAAGATGAGGGCGAGGATCTAGATCGCGCTCCGGCTCCAGTAGAGGATCAGATCGAGGGCAGTGATGTAAATAAGCCGGACTCTGCGGCCGATAAGTCTGGAAGTATAGAAATCTCTGATGCTACGGAGACAGCCTTGCAGAGGAAGATGGAAGAGCATAACGCAGCGATGGAAGAAGCTGATCGACCTAACTGGACACGAGTACGCATGGCATCCCTTCGCGCGGTATATCGCAGAGGATCCGGCGCATACTCGACATCCCATCGACCAGGAATCGGGCGCGCACAATGGTCAATGGCGAGAGTAAACGCCTTCCTTTATTTATCTCGGACAGGCAGACCAGAAAATCCAAAATACATCGGAGACAATGATCTCTTGAATGCCGATCACCCACGCTACACAGAAAAGAGATACATCGAGCGCGTGGAGTCATATAAGCCAACGGCTGAGATGATCGCAGAGGCCGCGCAGGGTTTAGAGTGGCGCAGAGAGTTTGGTCGCGGTGGTACTGAGATCGGGATAGCTAGAGCGCGCGACATTTCAAATGGCAAGAATCTTCCGATCGAAACAGTGCGCAGGATGTCATCCTTCTTTGCAAGACATGAGGTTGATAAAAAAGCAGAAGGATTCCGCGTAGGTGAAGATGGATATCCATCAAACGGAAGAATCGCGTGGGCTCTTTGGGGCGGGGATGCAGGTAGAGCATGGGCAGATGCAATCATCGAAGAATATGAATCGCGATTACTTGATGCCTTTTCTTTAATCACACAACTGCGCGATATAGTATAATCCGAAGCCAGCAGAACACCTTGCCTCTCGGCAACACCTTCTCTCACAACCACAATCAAAAGGAGAAGCATGTCAAATTCATTCCTTGTCTCCTTACGCGAGAAGCGTGAGAGCAAGACAAGCCAGATCGAAGCAATCGTAGAAGCAGCAGCAGCAGAGACACGCGATGTCACTGAGGCAGAATTAACTGATGTTGAAACATTAAATGCAGAAGTAAAGAAGATCGATGAGCGTATCGAGCAAATGTCAGACATCGAGCTCCGCAATGCGAAGGCCGCAGACCTAGCAGCCAAAGTGGACTCAAATGCCAAGAAAGAAACACGCTCGGCCTCACCTGCCTATGTAGTAAGCGAAGAGCTTACATACACAGAAAGAAGCGGTCACTCATTCCTTGGGGATGCTTTCGCATCTCAATTCATGAACAATGGTGATGCTGCGGAGCGTATTACTCGCCATCAAAGAGAAATGCAGATCGAGAAGCGCGCAGTAAGCACCTCAAACTTTGCAGGACTCGTCGTTCCACAATATCTCACAGACCTTTACGCACCGCTAGCAAGAGCTGGTCGGCCAACAGCAGACATCTCACGCAAGCATGCGCTTCCACCACAAGGCCAATCAGCAGTCCTGTCTCGCATAACCACTGGAACCTCGGTCGCGGCACAAACTTCACAGAACACCGCAGCAGTGAGCACAGATATCGATGACACCACTTTGACAGTGGATGTTTTCACAATCGCTGGACAGCAATCAGTATCAAAGCAGGCACTCCAACGCGGCTACAACATCGAAAATGTTGTTCTTTCCGACCTGATCCGCGCCTATCACACCAAGCTCGATGATCTAATCCTCAATGGAACCGGATCAAATGGTCAGCCACTAGGTCTAAATACCATGACATCTGGCATCTTGGTCACATACACAGCCACCACCGGAACCGTAATCGGTCTTTATCCAAAGATCGCAGATGCGATCCAGTCAATTCAGTCAAATATCTTCGTCAGTCCTACACATGTGATCATGCACCCAAGACGCTTAGGCTTCTTACTTGCAGGTCTCGATGGATCAAGCAGACCACTCGTAGTTCCTACTGCTTACAATCCCGTCAATGCAATGGGATCAGGCACAGGAATGTATCCTGCCTATGGATCAAACACCGGCTACTCGATCCTCGGACTGCCTATCGTCACAGATGCAAATATCTCAACAGCACAAGGCGCATCTACAAATCAGGACACCATCTTCATCATCGATGCAAACGAAGCGCATCTCTTTGAAGAAGGCAATGGCGATCCGCAATATGTCACATTCGAAGAACCAAACGGCAAGGTGGCTATCAATATCGTCATGTACGGCTTCGGAGCCTTCACTGCGGAAAGATATGGAAAAGCAGTGGCAGCAATTAACGGAACTGGCTTGGCAACACCTAGCTTCTAACTAAATGTCTGGCAGTCATCCCTTCCGGTGACTGCCAGACCTTATGATCATGAGCAGTCACAAGAGAGGATGAGGGAAAATGCGCGAGGCACAGACTCCGATCCCACTCTTATCCGTCAACGCCGTAACCCTTTCGGTAAGGACTGCTCATGGCCATAACTAATGGATACGCGACTCTCGCGCAGATAAAGTCATTCCTATCAATCACAGATAGTGTTGATGACACGCTCCTTGAGGACATGATCGAATCGGCATCTAGATCTATCGATCGAATTGCAAACCGCAGATTCTTTCAGGATGCGGCTCCGGTAGCCAGACAGTATCGAGTGAGCTCATCTGAGATTCTTTTCACTGATGATATTGCGACAACGACTGGCCTCATTGTGCAAACAGATGATGACAGCGATGGAGTATTCGAAACCACGCTAACAATAAGCACAGACTTCGTCATGGATCCGCTCACCGCAGCAGCGATGGGTAGGCCATTCACCCAGATCACGATCGTCTCGAACGATAAAACATTCCCGATCTTTCCAGGATTATTCTCAAACGGACTTCGACCTGGTGTCCAGGTAACAGCGACCTTTGGATGGCCAGCAGTACCAGATGACATCAGCCAAGCGTGTTTGATTCTCACCGCAGATCTATACAAGCGCAAAGACTCACCAGGAGGCATCCTCGGACTAGGTGATCTCGGTGCGATCCGCATGTCTCCACTTGGTCGTGATGTAACTCAGATCGTGCGTGCATATCGCAAGGAGACTCTTGCATGAGCATGACACCATCAACGGTTCGCACAGCATTAAAAACTCAGCTCGCAACGATCACCGGAATGCGCACCTATGACATCGTTCCCGATTCAATAAATGTTCCAGCAGCAGTCGTTGGAATGCTCGACTTCGAGTTTGATATGACAATGCTACGCGGTGCAGACAAGGCAACACTCGATATCATCGTGATCACAGGTAGAATGAGTGAGCGCGCGGCACAAAATAAACTTGATGCACTTCTCTCTGGTACTGGATCCTCATCGATCAAGACAGTGCTAGAGGCAAATCCAACACTCTCAGGGGCATGTCAGACTCTGCGAGTCACAGGAGCATCAAGCGGTTCAATTCAAGTGGGTGGGATAGACTATCTCGCCTATCGATTCCGGACAGAAGTGATCGGATAAGGAGAAGAAATGGCTATATTTTCAGGTAAGAACACAGTAGTAATCTTAGGCACGACCACAGTTTCGACCTTCGTCAGTCAGGTCACCCTGAATCGCGAGGTCGATGCCGTTGAAATCACAGCAATGTCAAACAGCGACCATGTTTTCTTGGGTGGTCTCAACAATGATTCTGTCACGATCGAGTTCTTTAACGATTTCGCAGCATCATCAGTCAATGATTTAGCAGAGGCAGCACTTGGCTCATATCTAAATCTGAAACTCGTACCAGTATCAGGCACAGTCACTGCAACGAATCCTAGCTACACCATGAGCTGCTTCGTAGGTCAGTGGCAACCAATCAATACCAGTCCAGAAACGGTGGCCACAGCCAGCGTTACATGGCCTGTGAAGGCACTTGTCAAAGCAACTTCATAATAGGAAGGAATCGGAAGGATGAAGATCAAGGTAACAATTAAAGATGGAAAGACCGAGATCCTAGATGTCACACCGGCAACGGAGTGCGCATTCGAGATCGAGTTCAAAGGTGGCTTCTTCAAGATCCTGCGAGATAATGAGAAGCAGAGTGATCTCTACTGGATCGCTCATCACGCGATGAAGCGCAAAGGGCTGACGCAGTTAGCACTAGATGCCTTCATCGAGTCGCTGGTAGAAGTGGACATCGTCGCTGATAGCCCAAATGGATAGACCGGCAGGGTCGCATCTTCGAGATCGCAACCTTGTCGGTGATCACTGGTATAGCACCGATGGATCTGCTCAACGCTGATCCTGCTTTCCTCGTGGCGATGAAGGCGATCCTGAGAGAGCGGAACCAGACAGGGATGAAGGTCAAGAGAGGAAGAGGATGATTCGCAGAGATAAGTCATCGCGAGGCTCCTACTCACTTTTCATTTCAAATGTCGATGAGGTGCTCAAGGATCTCAAGAAAATAGATCCAGCAGCGCGCAAGGCGTTCAATGTAGAGACGAAGAAAGTGCTCACGCCATATCTCGTGATGGCAAAGGGATTTATTCCTAGTGAGTCACCGCTTGAGAATTGGCGCACAGTTGCTCCCACCTATCTCTCCTCCGACTGGGGATGGGATAGGGATACAAAGAATCGCGGTCGCGCAGCAGCGATCAGGTGGACATGGGATGCCGGAGATGCCAGACGAGGCATCAAGCTCACAAGAGGATATTCAAAGGGTACGACATCAAATTATGACAATGTGCTCGGACTAAAGAACGACAGCGTATCGGGCAAGATGTACGAGCTGATCGGACAGGGCAAGAGAAAATCTGACTCAAGAATCACTGGCAGAAATCCAAACGCCGGTCTTGATATGCGCAGGGCGATGAATCGGAAACATCAGAATCGAAAGCGCGTGGTTTGGAGAATCCTGGACGAATATGGCGATCCGATCTCCTTCCAGCTCTCGCGGATACTAGAGCCGATCGTCGAACGATTTGAAAGAGGTCGCTGATGGCTAATCGCTCGGTAATCGTTTCATTCGTCACCAAGTTAAATAGCCGAGGCATCAAGGCAGCGACGAAAGATCTAAAAGGATTTGAAAAGTTAAGCACCGGCATCGGGGCGCGCGCAAAGGTAGGCTTCGCCGTTGCAGGCGTAGCAGCAGTAGCCTTTGCAGAGAAGATCACGAAGATCGCGCTAAAGGCAGCGATAGCCGAAGAAAAGCAGATCTCATCCTTATCAACGACCCTTGGGAATCTGGGCAAGGGCTTCGAGGTTCCAGCCGTTCTCAAATTCGCAGACGATCTACAAAGAGCAACGGGTGTGTCCGAGGATATTCTCAGACCGAGCCTGCAAAAACTGATCACCACAACTGGAGATGTGGCCGGATCGCAGGAGTTACTCAAGCGCGCACTAGACATTTCAAAGGGCTCTGGCAAGGATCTCGACTCTGTTGTCTCCGCGTTGAGCCGAGCCTTCTCTGGGAATCTCACATCACTCGGCCGATTAAATGTTGGCCTCGATAAGAATCTGCTCAAATCCGGAGATGTCTCTGCGATCATGGATGAGCTGAACAAGAAATTCGGTGGGCAGGGAGCAGCAGCAGCAGCGACGATGCAGGGATCCCTCGACAAGTTATCGGTATCAGCATCAGAGGCAGCAGAAACACTCGGGCAGGGCATCTTCAAATCGGTAGAGATCCTAGGTGGCAAATCCTCCGATCTTGTCGGTGGCTTTGGAAAGAAGCTCGAAGATCTTGCGACTACGACATCCTCGGTGCTTGCCGGTCTTGCAAGCGTTGGCAAAGATATCAATACATTCTTTGCACTGGTAGATGAGCAAAGCGGTGGGATTCTTGGAAAGGCTGTTGAACTTGCCACGAAGTTCAATACTCTCGTCATGCTCAAAGATGCTCTGGTCAAACGAGGAGACAAAGAGTTAAAGCAGTTAGAGCAGTCGAAGGCGATCATCGCCTCACGCGGTGATGACAAACTTCTCATTATGACAAAGGCGAAGGCAGAGGCAGAAAAAGACTATAACAAAGCATTAGCAAAGGGCGATCCACTAGCTAAGATCGCAGCAGCAGCGCAGGCCAAGGTAGCAGCAGCAACGGCAAAGAAGAAAGCCGAGGCACAGAAAAAAGATCAAGCGGCAGCAGCAAAGACAAAAGAGCAGGAACGACAGGAGCGCATCAAGAAAGATCTTGCAAATAAATTTGATCTAGAGCTCATCAATATCGCAGCAGCCAAGCGCAGAGGCGGCTCGGCCGAGGATATGGCACTCCTCGATGGACTAAGAGCATTGAAGTCAGATAGTTACAAAGATGACGAGAGTGCGATCATCAAACTAACGGCTCTTGAAAAGGTCAGAACGGATCAGGTCAAATCTGCAAACGAAGAACTAGCTAAGACGAAGATCACGATACCGATCGATTACCAACTCCTTGGATTCCCTTCGCAGGTAACAGATATCTTTAATCAAGGGAAGATAAGCACACCGATGCGAACGATCGAGCGATCACTTGAAGCGTTATATCCCTCTTCACCACCTGCCCCAACACCGGTGCAAGCACAAACTTTTGGAAATGTGCCAGCTACTTCCTTTCAGGATTTATTTGATAGGGAGATGGCAATCGACAAACCGTTTATGCCAGGCGATCCTGGATTCACCAGCTCCTCACTTACAGGGCTAACAGCGCCATCATCTATGGGTGGATTTGACTATCTAGGCGTTGGCGCATCAGGTGGCACTACGATCAATCTCAATGTAGCTGGATCAGTTCTGACTGAGCAGGATCTAGGCTTCTATCTTTCAAACCTAATCGGTAATCAAAACCGACAGGGCAATCCGGTAGTGCTCGATAATCTAGGGCGATAATGGCGGGGGCAACATTCCAGTGCATCATTGACTTTGGAAACGGCGCAACCTTCGATCCTGCTCTTGTCCTCGATGATCCGAGCACACCACTCGACTCATCTGTTCTAGGAACCGCAGCAGCCGACACAGTAGATGTGACGCAGTATGTAATGCGAGCATCGATACGCAGAGCCTACAATCGAACGGCTGACTCCTTCCAAACGGGATCTGCATCTGTGCGGTTGATCGATGAGGCAGGGCTATTTAATCCCTCAAACACAAGCGGTGCGCTATACGGCAAGATCCTGCCGATGCGCAAGATCCGCTTCATCGGCCTAGATACACTCAGTCAAGAGTTCGCACTCGGCTCGATGTATGTGCAGTCATGGGCATATCAGTCACCGACCGGCTTCGATCCTGCCTATGTCGATCTTGTCTGTGTCGATGGCTTTCAGCTACTTAATCTCACCACGATCACATCGGTATCAGGTGGAACCGCAGGACAGACCACAGCTCAGAGGATCACGAGCATCCTTGACGCGGCAGACTTTCCTGGAGGCATGCGATCGATCAGCTCTACTGCAACGACTACTGTGCAGGCAGATGATGGAAGCAGTCGAAGCGCACTAGGGGCATGCCAGACCGCAGAGCAGACAGACCTCGGAGCCTTCTTCATGAATCAGAACGGCTATGCGACCTTCAAGAGTAGAGATGACATCATCTCACTATCTGGTGGTGTAGCCACAGCCTTCTCTGACTCTGGACTACCTGGCGTCATCTCCTATCAGAGTGTGTCATTTGATCTATCGGACTTCGGCGTAGTCAATAGCGTGACCGTAACGCGCACAGGAGGGACACCACAGAGCGCATCAGATGCGGCATCTCAACTTGTTTATTTCGATCACAGCAGAATCAGATCATCGATCGCGCAAACAGATGCGGATGCACTCAACTCTGCGCAGATGATAATCGCATCGCGTAAAGAAGTCGGCGCGGATCTACGAATGCAGAACATGGTAGTCGATGCCTTCGATGGATCAGATCCAACGCGCGTGACTGCCGCTCTGGAGCTCGATGTCTTTGATCCGATACAGGTAACGCAGGTGTATGTCGGTGGCAACGCGGTGAGCAATACAGTGGTGACTGGAGTCGCGTATGACATAACACCTAATTTATTTACTACCACATTCACAACTGCACAACCATTCGCGGTAGGATTCGTCTTGGATTCCTCTGTCGATGGCCGACTCGATGAGGATTCCCTCGCTTACTGATTAGGAGATGAGATGGCTAAACAGACCTTCACTACGGGTCAGGTTCTAACAGCGGCGCAGATGACAGATCTGCAACAGACTGCACTCGGCGGCGGTTCAGCTACAGCGAAGGTTGCTAGCTATGTCCTCGTTGCGGCCGATGCTGGAACTGTAGTAATCATGAACTCTGGCAGTCCTACCACGATCACAGTCAATACCGGCCTGTTCGCTGCCGGAGATACTGTAGTGATCCAAAATATTGGAGCTGGGGCAACCACGATCACAGCCGGCACAGCCACAGTGAACGCATCTGCATCTTTGGCTCTCGCGCAATATGAGGCTGGCACTCTCTATTTCACTTCTGCATCGGCCTCGATCTTTCGCGGATCTAATCCTGGAGATATCACAGCCGTCACAGCCGGAACCGGAATCTCAGGCGGTGGAAGTTCTGGAGCTGTAACAGTCACTAACTCAATGGCTACAGCGATCACAACAGCCGGAGACTTAATCAAGGGAACCGGATCGGGAACTTTTGATCGGCTTGGAATTGGATCAACTTCGCAAGTGTTGACGGTTGTCGCAGGAGCTCCGGCTTGGGCAACTCCAGCCGCCGCAGGAAGCGGATTGACTTTTATCGCTAGAGCAGCATTTTCCGGGGCGACAACGGTAAATATAGATTATTTTAACTCTACTTATTTCAATTATTTCGTCACATTTGAAAAACTAACAGCCGGCACGGCTTCTAATGATTTACAGTTAAGAGTTAGATATT